GGGAACCTGAGAGTTGGTGTCTAGTCAACGCCTAATACAGCTGACGTCTGTAGACAGCTCTCAAGTTCTCGGTTCTCGGGGGGTTTAATAGAAGGCACGAGGTCCTTCTTAAATCGGCTTTGCCGAAGTGCTCTTTTGCACAGCTCGTCGCGTAATGCGGCGGTCGGGTTTCCGTTAACCTCTGAGCGAGAGGAAAATGGGCTGGGTTAATAAAAACCAGTGGACGTTAGCATCATCAGGATCTGACCGACGTATTGGTAAGATCCAAAATGGTGCGCAGGGGAACCGTGTCAATCCGACAGACTACGATGCTCAGTTCGGTCATTTACCGACGCTGAAAGTAAAGTTGCCTAACGGTGCCATGGCTCCCACTGCTGACGTTCCAAACCTTAGTTTTACCCACGCGTTCTTCGCCAGTGGAACTCCGTTCCCTGGGGCCCGTAACAAGGCCTGGAGTAAACTCGTGGATCATGTGAGGTCTGGCCCTGCGTCACTCGGCGAATCTGTTGCTGAGTCTCACAAGGCATTAGGTATGGTTGCTAGAAGGGCTACGCAAATGTATCATGCGTATTCGGCTCTCCGAAAAGGAAATTTCCGCGCTTTTCTGCGGGAACTCTCTATCGGACCCTATCGGAAACATAAGAACTGGATCCGGTCCCCTATCAATCAGGCCTCATCACTGTGGCTTGAATACTCTTTTGGTTGGAAGCCTGCCGTAAAGGATATCTACGACGCGGCAACTACCTTGAGCAAGCCGGTACCCGGGGGCCAATATAAAGGCTCTGGGCGGGAAACGTACGCTAGCTCGAGCGCCATGGAAAATAGCATAAACCGAGACGGAGAGAAGTTCTCTTGTCAAGGGGTCTGCTTCATGGGTGCTTTTGTTACTGTCGACAGTCCCAACGCGTACCTGGTACAGTCCATGGGTTTAGCCAACCCCATCCAGATAGCTTGGAACCTGCTTCCTATGAGTTTCCTCGCTGATTGGGTATTTGATGTGAATACATTCCTCGGGGCACTGACCGACTTCGTCGGTTGTACTGTCCAGAGACCGTATACGTGTTACTTCGCGCGGGCAACCGTGACTCGAACGTGGACGTATGTCTCAGGTAGTGTGATTGTTCCGGCTGTTGTTTCCGGACCAGTCACCGTCATGAGAAGGCGGACGGGGCTTGACTTCCCCTATCCTAATTTCAGTATTCTCACGAACATCGGCCAATCGCTCACTCGTGCCGCAAACGCGGTTTCTCTCCTCGGTCAGATATTGACTAAGTAACCACAGAGGTTTACCCTTATGGCTTCCATCGCCAACATCACCGTAAAGAAATCGGACGGCACTACTGATGTCATCTACGTCGCAGCAACTCCCTCCGCAGGCGATAAGTCGCCGGCAGTCTGGACCCAGGATGCCTTTAGTGGCATTCAGGGCTTCCGTCCACGTTTCGAACTCCAGACCCAAGATAACGGGTCTGGCACGGTTCGTCAGGTTCGCATTAAGTATGTCTATCCGAGTCTGTATACCGACTCGACGACAGGCTTGAGCAAACAGCTCGCGAACGAGCTCTTCGACGGCACTTTCAACATGCCGAAGCAGATGACTACAACCGAGTGGAAGGAAGGATGGGCGCAGCTTGGTAACTTGCTGTGCTCTACGCTCGTTCGGGGTTCCGTCGAAACGGGCTTTGCGCCCACGTAAATGGTTCCCTGGTAACTCCCTCAGCGTTATACTGGAGAGTATAGATGAAACAGTGGCTGTCCGCTAATGCAGACTTGATGTTTGCAGTTCTTGAAGACCTCGACACTCCTGTGTCTCTTGCTGTTTGGCTAGAGATAAAGTATCAGGAGTGGGATCACCTAGCTTTGCGCTACGTGGATCCGCGAAACTATCCCGAGGGGGTATTCTCCTCCCTACGCTATCGAAAAGACGTGCAGGCTGTGGACCTTCTTAGGAAGGCTCCACTGCCAACATCGTTTAATCGACGTGACGCGGCCATGGCTGCGTGGGAACAGTCCGAGACCAGGTGCTATATCACGAACGAGTTCATCGAGACTTTACGAGCTCCGGGGATTCAAAAAGATCCTATCAGAGCGGCATACTCCGAATTCCTCGGAGCATGTAAAAAACGTTTGTCTCGATGGCTTGGTCGCATTCCGGATTCATTGGAAGGCGGCTTCGGCCCCGGCACCTGTGTTGAATATGAGTCTTCTGACCCTACGGTAGTGGATAAAATATGGCTCACGCCAACCACCACTCCCAGCGCGTCACTTTTGTTTGAGTGGCACTACTCGTCTACCCTCTGGGGTAGAGAGCGCTGGGCAAATCGACTAGGCGCACCAGGAGTCTCCCGTGGGAATCGTCTCACGACGGTCCCGAAGGACGGGAAGACTGATCGCCCGATCTCCATCGAGCCACTTGGTAACTTGTGGCTCCAGTTGGGAATTGGTCGGTTTCTGAAGCGCAAACTCACCGCTGTTGGTTTTCCGGCCTACCGGCCTGATTCGCGGGAATTGTTCCCCGGCTACACGGTGACTAAGCGAGACGCCCAATCAATACATCGAGAGCTTGTCTTTAGATGTGGCGACGAAGCGTTATCAACGATCGATTTGAGTTCCGCTAGTGACACCATAGCACGAGAGTTAGTCAGAGAGCTTTTGCCCGATGACTGGTTCTCATTGCTCGATGATTGTAGATCAAAGATGACGTTGGTTCCTTCCAACGGCCGGAAGTCTTGGCGCCATATCGAAAAGTTCTCCTCAATGGGGAACGGCTTTACTTTCGAATTGGAGTCGATGATCTTCGGTGTTCTTCTCGCTGTCGCGTTCGGGTTAACTCCTGGGCGTGATTTGTGGGTCTTCGGTGATGATATTATATTACCGAAGCGATTCTTTGATAGTGCATGCAACCTTCTCGAGATGAGTGGATTCGAACCGAATCGACGTAAGTCGTTCCGCGAGGTTCCGTTCTTCGAGAGCTGTGGAGGAAATGTCCACGGCCGGATCGATGTAACCCCTGTACGTATTAAGGGACCTTTGGAAGACATCGCGTCGATCTATGCGTTCCACAACGCATTGTATAAGCGCGGTTTCTCCCGTCGGACCCTTCGTAAAGTAAGGAATTTGATCCCTCGTGCGTTGCAGTTTCCTGGTCCTAAACAACTAGGGGACATCGTCTTACATGGCTTGCCGTTCGAGATTCGACACCGTCATGGAATATCGACAGTGAAGAGTCTGAGACTAAAACCCGAGTACGAAATCCCACTCGAGCGTTGGTCTCCAGAACTGGCCATGTCTGCCTTACTTCTCGGCGTTCCCAGTCGAGTTGTTAGGCGTCGAACCGGCACAATCCCTGTGTCGGGGTGGTCTAGCGTTAGCTAGTAATCGGAGTTCTTCCTAACCCCAAT